CATTATATTCTTTCGATATTATGTACATCTATTGCACTTGTTACTGTATTGCCAATACCAATTACTGCTCGATCACCATTAATCTGAATAACATCATATTCATCATAGTAAAGGTTAAATGCTCGGTCAGTGTCATAATCGACATTAAGAATAACTCTTACTTTATCTCCAACTTTTATATCTGTATTATCACAGCCTTCACCATTCGAATTGTCGCTTGATATAATACAACCATCGTTGACCCAACCTGTTCCATCATTGATTAAGTAAGGATTAGCCGCCCAAGGAATAACCCTTGTGATTGTTCCACTATTAAATCCCTGTGATGGTGTAAGTCCTGATTCTGATGTTGATGAAGCATATATTGCATTATACTCAACATAATCTCCTATCTGATACTGTAAATGCTCTGTATCTGTCTCATCAGCACTGATATTATCATCTGAATCAAAATTATCATTCCTGTGATCATACTCATTAGCCTGTATAAGTCTGTCAAATAACTCGTCACGCATAATGTCATAATCTACTCTTGTGCCATCGTTTAAATAATAGTCACTAGTCTCCTGGGACATAGCAAATTTATCTTCACAGATCTCACCATTATCATCCCAATGAGCTTCCCAGATAAGGGCACCGTGTTCTATAAGTTCATCTACATTCATATAATCATTTAACCAACTATGGCTTGCATAGATACCCTTTGCAGTTATGTCTGATAATGCATCAAGCCATACAAGTGCAAGCTCCTGTGTATAATGATAATCAATGCCATTTTCAGCCTTGTATCGGTCTGCATCCTCGATATCAAGATACAATCCCATTGTTGGATTACATTTATTATACCATTCCCTGATATGTGCAGCTTCGCTTAACGATTCATCATTGTTGCCAGCATACTGATATAGATAAAGTCCATACGGAATACCTCTCTTCTTGCATTCATCTATATATGTCTGTGCCATAGAATCACACTGTCTGCACTCGCTGTCATCCTCGCTTAAGTCACTGCCATAGGCACAACGGATTATAACAAAATCAAAATTCTCCTTAATGTAATCAAAATCAAGATTTCCCTGATGTCTGCTTATGTCTATTCCTCTTTTCATAACTATTCCTCGCTTTCATTTTTATCTTTAATATTTTCTAATTCTGCTTTCTTTTCCACCTGACTCTTAAGATTGCTTACAATTGGCTGTAAAAATGGTGGAAGTGTAACACCTATATCATTGATGTTTTCTAATATAGATATAATTTCATTGCAAATCAGCCATATTGCCACTATGCAAGCAACTAAAAATGTAAATGGCAATGTTATTCCAACAACATCCGCTGAATAAGAAAGGAGCTGGTCTACAATGACACCAACTCCTACTAAAAGCCACATACATATTTTCTTTGCCATTCCTTTAATTCCTTTATAACTATCAAGCTCCTGGTTTCTGAACTTTGAAGCTACAAGACCTGTTGCATAGTCTATTATATTACAGGTTATTAATAACATAACAGGTATTGCAAGTATACCTAACGCACTCATTATTATGCTCCATATTGCTACTATAATTGTTTTCGCTCTTTCCATTTGTTTCCTCCTTATTTGTATATATTTACTTTAATTTTACTTATTGGGTGCTCTAATCATCTCTATTGCCCTCCTTTATTTACTAAATTCTGTTACCAGCTCATTTAATTTATTTTCAAATTCTGCTGTATCTTTCGTATAAGTCGCCTTATTTGCTATATATGCCTGGGCATTAGCTATGTTACGATTTATAGACAACCCTCCATTGGCGGAGATTGTAGCATTCATATACATAATATCTGTAACTGCACCATTCTCCTCTACACTGCTTGTTCCATTTAATGTTATAGATTTGTTTACGTTTAACATTTTTTACCTCTTTCTACCACTTCTGTGGATTTTATCCATTATTAACACCTATTGCCATCCATCTGGTTCCATATGCAAATGATGTTGTTGGTTCATACACCGAATACTTAAAATAAGTTTCTGTAACTTCAGTCAAACAAATATTTTCATTAGAGAATAATGTCGTAGGCATAACTGAAATTAATGGTGGTGCAGCATATGATTTTTGAAATGTAATAATATATTCTTTCCAGGATCCACTACCAAAATTCCAGTTAGTTCCCCATTGAACAAACGGAATCCCATAATCAGCACTTATTTTTCTACCATAGATTAAACCTTGACTTCCTATCAAACCAATTGTATTAGCACCTTGGCTATTAGCTAACCAGAAAGCGCCGCCATTGTCCTCAAATCCTGCTCTTGTAACTAATTTACTATTTCTATAATAATCAAATCCATCTTTATAATATTTGGCACCATTTTTTCCTGAAATAATTTCAGATTCTTCTTTAAATATCGAAACTGCCTCATTACTTAGCATTATTTTATAGTCACTTTTATTATTTGTTTTATATATTGTAACTCCATTAAAAATGGTTCCTGTGCAGTCTAACGTATGCCCTAAAAATTGAGAAGTTATAAAACCAGATGCATTTATTTTTGTTGATGCAACCGAATTTTTTAAATTTACACTTCCATTATTTATTTCCAAATAACCATTATTCAGATTAAATGTACTTCCTGTACTATTAGCAACATAATTGGTACTTTTAAGCACTCCAGCTGTAACCGTTCCTAAGTTTGCTGATATTGCAGATAATGTAGATACACTTAACTCAGCCGCTGTGATTGAATTGGCAGCTATCTGATTGGCTGTTATTGTCTTAGAAGCTATCTTCGCGGCTGTAACTGCACTTGCCACTATCTTTTCTGTTGTTATTGCATTTGCTGCTATTTTTGCCGAAGTTATAGCACTTGCTGCTATTTTATCTGCATTAACTGCATTTGCCGCTATCTTTTCTGTTGTTATTGCATTGGCCGCTATCTGTGTTGCCGTAACACTGCCTGTATATATCTTTCCGCCGTTAATCAAGGTTTTATTATTTGTGTCACACCAGCTTGCAATTGTAGAACCTTTAGCTTCTGCATAATCATTTTTAGGTGTTTTGGTAGGTTCAAGATATACTGTATAACCAGTATTATGAGCTATGTTTGTTTTAGTTGTATATATTGTTACTCCATTACTCCTGTTAGGTGTGAACAGATTATACTTTGCCCCACCACGGAGCATAAAATAAATCTGACTGTGCTGAAGAACCTGCCCCACATATGCTGGCATTTTATTACAAAAACGATAATTATTCTCCTCCAAATAACCAGCGGCATCCGTTGTTCCCCAACCACTTGCTAAAACCTTAAGTATAAGATTGCAGGTAAATCCCATACTGTGTGTAGACCATACCGGCTTAGAACCGCTATTAAGTTGTACATTACATTCATAGTTATATAAACCACTATATGGTATGCCTGAATTAATTAATACTGGATAATATGTATCCGTATCATACTTTGAATCCGTCAGATTTACTGTGGTTTGAAATCTTTTCACTGCTCCTGCAATATCATTCTGTGTAGTGGAATCTAATTTCCCTATTGTAACTGAGCCCGCTGCCAATCTGTCAGCAGATATATATCCACTTGTAATCTTTCCTGCATCTATATTGGCAATCTTGGCATTCTGTATTGTTGCATCAGCTATTAACGCATTTGTTATTGAAGCGTTTGCTATGGCATTTGTTCCAAACTGACGTAACACCCAGCCTGTACCATTAAAGTAATACATCTTATTTGAATCTGCTGTATTAAACCATATATCATTAGTTTTTCTACCATCTGCCAAGGGTGCTGTTGTCTGATAAAATATAGTATTCTTGCCATCTGCTGTAAGCTGTGCTCCTTCCGCGGTCTTAGAAGCCGCCGCTGATAAAAGTTTAGCCGCTTCCGCCGTGCTTAATGCACCCGCCGCATTTGTATTAGCTGTATCTGCCTTTTGTGCTGCATTTTCTATATCTTTGTCTGTTGTATTCATCCAGTCTGTGACATCTGTTCCAAACTTGGATGTATCTATTGCTCCTTCAGCTATCTGCTTACCGTTAATTGTTCCTACCGTGATATTGGCAGCCTTGAGATTGATTACCTCGATGTTAGCGGCATCTATAGTTCCACTTGTTATTTTATTAGCAGTTAAATCTACTATCTTTGCATCTGTTATGCTTCCGTCTGCAATCTGAGCTGTACCAACTGCACCTTTGTCTATCATTGCTGTCTTTATAGAGCCGGCCTCGATATTACTAAGCTTTATGTTAGCATACTTCAAATCTGCATCCTCGGCTTTTAGATAATTAGTCTTTATATCAATTATCTCTGCATTTACAGCGGTGATTTTTTCTGCCGTAACTGTATTAGCCTTAACCCAGTCGGCATCAACCTTCTTTGCTATTAATTCCTTTGCTAATATCAAATCAGAATATATTCTTTCGTTCTGCTGTGTTGTCGGTCCTTTGAAGTCAGTTTCGGTCTCTACTTCTGTCTTTCCATAAGATGTAACAGTCATAGCCATACCGCCATCATATTCCTGTACCAAATTCATAACCGGTATTTTATATTCACCAGTGCCGTCATTGGCAGTTATAACATCCCACGGATCCAGACGTATGTCTCCAAGTGTCTTTAATGAAGCTCCTCTATATGCAAACCCTTTAATGCTCTGATATATATATCTTAATCTATCTGCTGTCATAAACGGATTGGAAAATGTTATGCCAAGCTCTCCACCGCCCTGCGTTAATTTAGTCTGGCTATCGACATTACAATTTAAATAATCCAAATGAAAATCACTTTCATTATGCTCAAATGACATAATTCTTGTTTTATCTATAGAATATTCACATTCTTTATACCACTTAATAACAATAGTTCCGGCTCTGTCCACGCATGCAAATCCACCAGCTAATGAAGCTATATATCCTATCATCTCTCTGTATGTATATCCAACTGGTTTAGTCTGTATTATTATGGTATTCAGACTGCTTACATCTGCTGGAACACCACAACCCGTGCTTATCTCATTTAATACCAAATCAGCACTTGCTGGATATGTCAGATTAGATATATACAGCCCTGTAGTCTTCATCATTCTGTCATATGCTGTAAATGTCGTTGTTGCCTGATCACTTTGTGGGTGCTCTGCTGTAAAAAAGCCAAGTGGAATATATTCATACTTTCCACTTGGCAGCTTTAAACCTATCTCTACTGGTATCTCTGTGTTTTCAAATAATTCATCTATCTTCTTAAGAGTAATCTCTATCTTAGCAGATACCGCCGACCCTAGCTGTAATGCTTCATCTGCTGTACTGGACGTCTCGTAGCCCAACTTTTTAAATCGGCAATTATACCATTTTCCATTAATTCTTAATCTGGCTTCAAAAGTCCTTGACGGACTTCTTATTGTTTCTTTAAAAGCTTCTGTTACGTTGTTATACATATGTTTACTCCTGTATCATAAACTCAATTGCTGTAATATCTTCTAATGTAGTTCCATCATATCCATCTGCATCGCACCCATCAACATCTTCAAGCTTAATCATATGCACATCAAGTTCTGTTTCAATGTTGTACATATCCTCAATTTCTTTAATTACCTCCTGTTCCTTATCTTCTGCAAATTGATACGAACCATCTTTTATGACTTCGTTTCCACTTTCATCTTTTAAGGCATTTTCCTTTAATATTCTTGTTCTTTCAGCATTATATACCTCTAATTCTGCTAATAATGCCTTAAGGTTTTTAGCAACCGCATAATTAACCTTAACCGGCCAATGTTTCTTTGAATCCTGTAACTTCTGTAATTCTGCTGAAATTCTGTCAATCTGTTTAATTGTAAATGTCTTTTTCATCTTCTAGCTCTCCTTATTGTTGAATAATTGACACACTTGCACTTCTATAATAGAAAATGCCATCATCTAACTTTCCTATTACGTCTTTGCTTAGTGTGCCTCTGTAACTTGTTATTGTTATATCCTGTCCATCATCGTGGAATGTTATAGGAAAGAACCCTGCAACAAGCTTACTCTTAATAAGTATCATTTCATCTTCCTGCAACACTCCCCAACTAATAGATAATGTCTTCTTCTTTGCAACTACATCACCTAACATTGTTCCGTCAAGTGCACGTCCAGTTGAAGAAGACCATATTATCTCATCATCCACTTTGATGGACACAGGAGCCGGGAGCTCCTGTCCATCACACTGTAATATCAATTCATCACATCCTTATGTAATAATCTCACATTTTCCTGTCTGCTTTGTATGTTCATTTATCTTATCAACTACATATTTCTTAAGACTCTTTCCATCAAGCTTTATATCAAGATCTAATGTTTCCAACACTTTAAGTATCTGCTTAAGAATACTTATAGCCTCAGACAACAATTCAGCACTTGATGCCATAGCTGCTGCCTTCTGTGCCATATCGATAAGCTTATCCTCTGGTGCTACAACTTCTCCCTGGTGTTTATTATCACCAATCATTGCAAGCTGTGGTGTGTTTGGCTTTACATATCCACCTTGTGCAAGGTATGGAATGCTGCCAAAACCAACTTCCGGTAAATCAAACCCGAAATGGTCACCACCTATAACTGGTACCCAGTCAGGCACATCAAAACTCAAACTATTTACCTTACGAACCATCCAGTTAATTCCACTTTCTAATCCGTCAAGCATCCCATTTATAAGTCCGATTACCATATTAATAGGTCCTTTGGCTATATCTGCTATCATTGAGAATATTCCACCAAATGTATCAACTATACCTTCCCAGGCTTTTGACCAGTCACCTGAAAATACACCAGCAATAAAGTCAATCAATCCACCAAATATCTGCTTTACATCACCAAATATATTGGAAACATTATTCAAATAAGCATTCATTATATTGCCTATAAAACCGAAACTATCAGAAAAATCTATGTTAAAAATATTCTGTAACCAGTTATCAAATGAAGAAAATGCTGACTTAATATTCTGCCATATGCCTTTAAACCAATCACCTGCTTTACACCATTTATCAGTAATCCAGTCCCAGCATTTTCCTGCTGCCTCCTTGACCTCATCCCAATGTTTTACTAATTCATATATTGCAATACCTAGCGCCGCTAATGCTGCGATAACCAATGTTATTGGACTTGTTAATACCGACATAGCTACACCAAATGCTGTTGTAGCTGCTTCCGCCAACCACATAGATGCTGTATAAGCAACTGTAGCCGCTGTATCTGCTATTTTAGCTGCTGTTGTTGTTATCCATTGTGCCGCATTTTTTATTAGCTCTGCTGTGGATTTTGCAAGACCAGTTACAAATTCTTTTGCATACATAGCACAAATCTGAACTGTTTCAAGCTTATCTGCTATCTTAGCTGTTACACAGCCCCAAGTTGCATCTTTAAGTTTACTGAGCAATCCAACAACACCGCCAGCATTCATAAGAAATTCTGCTAAATCTACCGCTTTCCAAGCTGCTGCAAATGCTCCTATAGTAACTACGATTGCATCAAATGGACCTTGATTATTCTTTATCCAATCAGATATACCTTCTAAGGCAAATGCCAACCCATTTAGGACATTAACAATCACACCACCAGTCCACTTTGCTACAGGTTCAAGTAAATTGTCCCAAGCCCACATCCATAATGGCTTTAACGCATCTAATGCACTATTTAGTACATCTAAACAACCTGCTAATACATCAAGAAATGCCGGAAGCAAATCCTCTATAGTCCACTTAGCCAAAGGAACAAATATATTGTAATAAGCCCATTCCAATCCAGCGAACAACTTATCTGTTAATGGTTGTGCAGCTCTCTTAAGGTTATCAAGAGATGTTATCAGATTATCAAAGGATATTGCTTTAAGTGGCTCTAATGCTTTTTTGACTTTATCTGCCATATCAGATATTGCACTAGAAACATTAGATGTACTTCCACTCACATCTGGTATAAGGTCAACGCTTCCGATTCCTGAAGATGTTCCACCTGTACTATCGCTTGAATCAAAACTATCATCTGTTGGCTCTGTCAGCTTATTTATCTGGTCAAAGCCTGCAAGGGACTTCTCAATATCCTTTGCTGTCTTCTTAGCTGCATCTCCTATTCCACTTACATTATCTGCAACACCTCCAGCATCATCTCCTATGCCTGCTATATCAGCACTTATACTTCCCATAGAGGATGATATATCGGCACCTGTAAGCATCTGCACGAAACTAGCAAATCCATCTGCCACTTTCTGCAGTCCTGCAAGCAGACTATTAAATCCACGCAGAATAGGTGTAAACAATGCTATGAAGCCTTTACCAAGGCTAGCCTTTAACTGCTGAAACCTTAATGTAAGTATTCTTGTCTGATTCGCCCAAGAATCCTGTGTTTTAACAAAGTCTCCTGTGGCATTGGACAAAGCACTTGTAACGTACTGATAACGCAGCATTACTTTTTCCTGCTCTGTCATCTTGGCTGTAGTTTTACCAAAGCCATTATTAAGAGCATACTGGTCTAAGTTGGTCTGAGTCATAATCACACCCAAGTCCTTGAGCGTTTCAGTCTCACCAGTCCAGATAGATTTCAGCTTTGTATATGCTTCGTCCGTTCCAAGATTATAAAATGATGCAACATCACCGGTTAATCCTGTAACATTTTCAGCCATATCCAATGCCGCCTTACCTGTAATACCCATAGCATTACTCATCTGGCCAAACACACCCATATACTTCTTGGCCGATAATTCCGATAAACCAAAGTTAGTCATAGCATTGGAAGCCCACTGGTCTGCCTGCCAGCTTAAGTCCTTAAATGCTGTATCTACGACATTCTGTACTTCTGTTACATTAGAACCTACTTCTATGCAATCTTTCGTAAACTTAGTAACTGCAGCTATACTTAGTCCTGCAGCTATCTTCTTACCAAGCCCAGAAAAGATAGTTGTTGCCTGCTTAGCTGCCTTATTAGAAGCTCCTGTAAGCTGATTAACTATCTGTGAACTATCTATTCCAAGTTCCAGAGCTATCTGACCTACTGTATCTGACATTCGCCCTCCTTTCTGACACAATTAAAAAGCTACCTACTTCTTTGAGTAAGCAGCCTTAAAATCTCTTTGTAATCGTGTCCAATGTTCTATATACTGTGGTGTTCCTACCACTCTCTTATTACGTTTCAGAAGCCAGTCATTGTGTATCTTCTTCTGTTCCTTAGTAAAGTTCCTTATTACTTTCATATCTTTTTCTGCCCTTATGCTCACCACTCTGCCAAGCGGTGTCTCTGGCATTATTCCTGACAATAAAGAACAAAATTCCGCCCAAGACATATCATCTTCCGTTCGCAATCGTATGCCATACTGTGACAGGAAGCTTGACTCTATCAATTCCCAGTCATCATATATGTCATAATATATTTCACTATGAGGGTGTATTCTCCTCTCCATATGTGCCTGTGGCAACACCCATTATTGCATTATACATTTCCTTATATTCTGGAAGCGGTAAGTCCATAGCCTCAATCTTATCTGCTGCCTCTTTGCCAATAAGCATTTCAAGAGCCTTTGTTATAAATCCCATTCCGTTGTCACTATCTTTCTTCTTTTCAGCCTCAGCAGCCATAGCCTGTACATTAAGAATTGTGTTCTTTCTGTTATTCACAGTTACCACTAAGTCATCAGTAATACGAACCATAGGTAACTGGTTTGTAATCTTCATTGATATGTCTATTACTTTAAAATCTGTCTTTGCCATTATTCAAATTCTCTCTTTCTTTTTTATTCTGTATATGGAATATATGTTGGTTTTCCATCGCTCTGTGCTTCCCATTCGAGTGCATCAATACTTGTTGAGTCTCCTCCAAGAGAAGTTACATTTATAACTGCTGGGATAAGAAGCTGGTCAAGGTTTGGGAAAATAATTGAAACCCATGTATTACATTCCTGTCCTGTCTTTAAAGCCAGACTAGCAATATAATCATTACCCCCATCACCATAATTACGCTTGCCGCCCATAGTCATACCGAGCGATTTACCTGTTGTGAGTCTTCTTGTCCAGCCCGCCTGATCCATTGGATTCCATTCTTCAATAGTTCCATCCACGGATATGCTTAAGCTCTCTGCATCTTTTACAACCTTTGTTTCTACTGTTTCCGGTGTATCTGTGCTCTTTCTTCCTGTTATGCATACACCGAACTGAATTGTATGCACCGGATTAACGCCAGTAAGAGGTGTTGCTCCTGCATTATATCCAGCTAATTTAGTATTCTGTGCCATACCTTTACCTACCTTTCATAATAAATATCTAATTCTATTACACTCTCAAAGATACCTTTATCATCTGTCCCTACATCCACAGGTCCATCAACCTGCATTTTAGTGAATAGCAGCTTTGTATCATTGATTATTTTATTGTTGGTGTCTCTAAGCATATTATAGAGCTGTTCTGCTGCCTTCTCGGTGTCTCTGACACTTGTATTCCAATGAACTAATATACTTATAGACTTAATACGATAAGAGCTGTTATTTAAGCCTCCTACAGCAGTCTGTGGTGGTCTTTGTCTGTTAAGATTATATACTCCTATGCTCTTATCTTTTTTATTGTCAAGCTTGCCGCAATATACATTATTATTGTCTGCAATGCCAAGACCTGCTATATAATCTCTTACATCACCTATTCCTAACATCATAACCCCGCATTCTTCTTGTATAACTTAGCAAACGTATCGGGAGCAAAATTTCTTTTCTTACCACCTTTAAGATAATCATCGAGCCACCTGCCCTTAGCATTTGCATTTCCTTCGTGTCTTTTACCTTTATCATCTACCCAAGGTGATTGATGGAAGTTATATTCAGGATGATAATATAACCTTCTTACATATGGCGTGCTTGATATAAGCTCTACCTTGCCATTGGCTATATCCTGTGTATATACAAATGTGCTTTCATTTTGCAGTGTACCTGTATCTCTAGGCATTACCTGACTTTGAACTACATTCGTATGTATTGCTTCTGCTGTCTGTACTAATGACACCTGTGCTGCTGCCGTAAGCTTCCTTAACATAGGCATATTAAGCTTTACTGTTGACTTAACATTCTTTGCCATTACATCACATCCAATCTTACATAATTAACTGTACCATCCGGATTACGACACTTTGTACCCTTGTATATATGCCTTGTTACACCAAACACCTTTATATCTCCTTTGGTAATAACGGGAAGCTCCGGTGCAATATCTCCCGGTATTAAAGCGCATCCCTCAAGCTGTATAAGCACTTTTTCTGCTGTTAGTACTGTCTTGCCGCTGTCCTGATAGTTGCATAAGCCATCCCATATAACAGGTTCAAAAGGCTCTCCATAAACGTTCCTGCCTTCCTGCTCTATCTCTACGTGTATTTCTGTCTTACACATGCTCTTTAATATCAAGCAAGGGTATCTCATACTCACACCCCCAGACTTAAACAGCACAAGCCTGTCTGGCAAAGCACCCGGTATGTATCACGCTTTACAGCAATTCCATTCTGCACAAGAACATTCCAACTGCTGCCAAACTGCATAGATACTCCATTTACAGCATAATTCTGTAAGACACAATTAATCATGTCTTCATTCTCATACTCAAAATCAGCCATATCGCAGCATACATCTATGATTATTGCCTGCTGGAACTCTGTCAGATTATCAAAGCCTCTTGATGTTATACGATTAAAAGTAAGCGAGTCGATATGACGGCTCGCCTGTTTTAATCTTCGTTCTATCTGTTCATCCGGGATAAGATTATGCTCACTCAGGTACTGTTCTTTACTTGCATATACCATAGGCTCACGCTTCCAAGGCAGCTCTAATCTTCTTTATGATACCTTCCTGTGATGTTGCCTGTCCGATATCTATGCCCTTATCCTTTGCAAATGCAGTTAATTCTTCAACTGTCATAGCTGTTAAATCGACTGTTTCCTGCTTTTCTGTCTTAAGTGCATTAAGTTCATCAAGTACCTTCTTATACTGCTCATATGGAACAGTCTTGCCTCTTCCATATGCTATAACGTTGCCATTATCATCAACAATATCATAGCCATCAGCAATATAGCGCTTCTGCTCCTGCTCCGCTATTGTATATTCCTTATTAGCTTTTACTGCCTTCATCATATGCCTCCTATTCTCCGTCTACATTCATAGCACAGCCGTCTGCCTTTTTCTCAAGTAAGAAAAGGTCGCCATAGCAACGATTCTGATAAAGGTAGCCATCTGCTGTCCTTGAATCTGTTCCTGGTGTGAAGAGCTTGATGTAGCTGTACTTATCACGACAAACTACGCAAGATGTATGAATAAGGATCATATTAATCTGCTTAGCTGTTCCAGAAGCAACACAGCCCTCTGTAAATTCATACTTTGTCTTCATTCTTGCAGATGGTACGCTCTTAAGCTTTACATCATCAAGGCTGTGTACCTTACGATTGACCGCATTAGAGCCACCTGAGACATCCATAGTTCTCTGTATTCCCTCTGCCTTCTTGGCAATCTTCATCATCTTAGGAGTAAGATAAAGGATCCTGCCTTCCTCTGGAACACCAGCCTCGTCCATAGCTTCCATCATATCATCAAATACATCTAAGAAGTTAGCAACTGTAATAGCTGTTGTGTTGATATTGCTCGCCTTATATGTATTAAGCTCTGAATAAAGCTTAGAGAATCTGTAGCTATCCTTTTCAGGAATAGCCTGCTCTGTTTCAAATGTGTTCTGAATGTTAGCAACTGATAATGTTAAATTAGTCTCATCAATATCCATTGGATCCACAAAGAACTCTATATCTCTATCGTGAGATAACTTCTTTGGCTCCCAGTCATTGCTTAGTGTACCAGCATTAAAGCCTGGTGTTCTTGTGTGGTCTTTATAACCACTTACTGTCATTCTTGGTAACTTGATTGTCTGTGCATTGATAAATGTTACCTGTGGATTAGACTGTGTTAAATCGTCTGAGCACAGCTCCTTTGCGTACTTCTGCTGTAAAAGCTGTGTGAATTTTTCTGCATACTCATATACTGACATATAGTTTTACCTCTCTTTTCTTATAGTCCGAAGGCTCTCTTAAGAGCCTCTTCATTTGCCTGGTTAGTGTTGCCGTCTCCTGGTCCTCCTATCTGGAATCCACCATTGCTATCTGTCGCCGGCTTAAGCGCTGGTACATCCTTAAGAACCTGTTCAAGTGCAGACTTAACATTGTCCTCTGATATCTTCCCATCTGTACCCTTTGCCTTGCTGAAATCAGCCATCTTTAGCACATATGGTACTGTCTTGGCTTCTATGCCAAGTGTTATAGCTACCTGTGTAGCCGCAAGCTCTATACGAGCCTGTTCAGCATCTTTCTGTGCCGCTGCCACTTCGTTCTGAAGACTAGCGTTAGCATTCTGCTGTGCGTTTGCCTGCTGCTCTTTACTCTGCTTAAATGCCGTGATTGCCTGATGAAGTTCATTTTCTGACAATCCCTGCTGCATAAAGTAGTCCTTAATCACAGCATTTTCTTTCTTGGCAGTTGCTGTATTAATCATTTCCTGTAACCTGTCATAATCAACACCAGCTGACTGCTGATTATTCTGATTACCCTGCTGTCCTGCCATATTAGTTCCTCCGGCGTTATTATCCTGACCGCCGTTATCAGTTCCACCATCTGCGAAGAATTGCAGATTAATAGGTAATGTCTTTCTCATACCTGTCTCCTTTCCGTTTACCGCCCGTCGGCATTTTCCTAAAGTTTATTGCCATTAAGTTTTGGGCATAAAAAATAGGCACACACAGCTTATTTGCCATGTGTGCTTAATAACTAATATTAAATTGTGTTGCACTGGTGCAACTTACTCTAATTTCTAAAGTTCTATTCCTTCCATTACTGCTCTTGATTCAAGAACAGCCAGATAATTTACCATTGCATCTATCTGCATATTATATGTGCTTCTAGGACATGTTGGTTCAAATTCTAATGTGCCATTATCCCATTTCTCAAGCATACATTTAAGTCCTTTATATCTTATAACAAGCTGCTTATACTCTGCTTTGAATCTATCTTTGTAATCCCCGCTATTCATTAAAATAGCTGTTGACGGCAACTTCGTTCCATCATATCTTCTGTATGCTTCCTCAAATTGTTTCTTAGGGCACCAACTCTCATATCCATCAGGATATCTTATATGATAGCCTTCATCTTCTGGATTCTCGTCACTTGGTATCTTCCATCCTCTGTATTCATTGTATTCGCCCCTACTCATTGGCTCTGCTGTCACCACTTTTACTCCAATATAATCTTTCATTTTTAAGTCCTCTCTTTCTTAAAATTGGGTATAAAAATACCACCAATCTTTCGACTGGTGGCTGTTACCTGTTTTCTTTTATTTCTGCTTTATCTTCATTATTGCTTTCTGCCTTTATTGGTCCTTTTTCCAATAATGCAATCAATTCATCAATTGTCATTCCCGGTTTTCCATCTAATATACCATCCATTGAAACACCTCCTGCCTCAATATTACCCTCTCTGTATGCCAACAGAATAGCATTTTTTTAAAAACAAATCAATACACTTATTAATATTATCACTATATTTTTCCTGACACTCTCTCATCAATTCAACCGCTCCATTATAATCAAAATGTTCGCCTTTTGAAATATATCGTACATCTCCTTGATTTGTCACAATGGTCATAGTTTTTATTGTGTCGTGTCTCATAAATACTCCAATATCATTTGCTGAAAAATCTGTTAATCCAGGATGGTTGTGACATAATACCAAAGACTTATCTTTTGCCGAATGCAATAAATGAAACATATCTGAATCAGAATATACATCTACCTCATGCCTTCCACCTTTTATAAATTTAGTTTTTTTATTTGTTATTAAATCTACTACACATGCAACTTCATTACTGTTATTTTCATCTCTCGCAACTTTAAGTAAGTCCTTATGTACCTCTTTTATAAATTTATTATTATCAGAAGTAAAGCCCTTAGGATTAATTTCATTTACTTTATCTATTGCCTGCTCCGTTATTATAACCTTTTTGCCTCTATTTTTCTGTTTTAATACTTCATTTTCCCACTGTTCCTTTCTAGCCGCATACATCTTACAGTTGTCCTTATCTAATGAGTACTTAGCCAACCTGTCAAACTGTTCAACCATTCTGCCAGCATATTGCTGTTTCTGGTCCTGTCTGTAATCTTCTTTGACCTTTTCCAGTTCTTTCTTGGTAAACTTGCTATCCGGCTCTTCGTCAAGCTCTGGGAAGTATGTTGTATGTATATCTTTACAGTTTGGATGATAAAGCCCTGCTGCCATAGCAGATGACATAAGCGGATAAGGACCATCAGATGCCTTACCTCCACTCCATACATCATCTATAAGCACCTTCCCAACAAATGGAAGGCACTTAGGACAGGCATTAGCACGCTTATTCATAATAACAGTGCTAATTCCCCACGACTGTCTCATTTCACCCTCTCCGGTTAGATATGCACGCTTATTAGCTGTCTGAATAGCCATCTTAGCATAATCTTTTACTGTGTGCCTGCTGCCATTCGCATATTCAATACAATTAATACCAGCTTTAAGAAAATCCTTTGTAGCCATATCAACTGCCTTCTCATATGTTCCTGCACCCGTATTCGCATACACCTGAGCATTGAATATTATCTGCCGGTATTTATCTTCCGACATTCTAAGCATTGCTTTTTCTGCCCTGTTAAAATCTGACTTCGTAGCTTTAATCAGGGCATTAAGCTTCCTTGTGTTAAGCTTGAAAAAAGCACCCTCAGCGCCTTGTGACACCTTGGATGCTTTTAATCCATTTTTCAACGCTCTTAATATCTTCTGTTCCTGCTCTGTGCCGCCTGTCTGCCTTGCTGTAAATATCATTGCATCAATTGAACTGTTTATATCACTGAACTTGCCCGCAAAGCGTGTCTTGTTATCTGCTTTGTATTTTTCTAAGGCTTTAAGCTGTTCTACCTGCCATTGTGTCCAGTTGAATCCAAGTTCATCTTCTTCTGCTCTGTGTCCATCAAGGTTTCGTATCATAGAAGCTATCAGTTCATCTTCTATGGCTCTGAAAGCTTTCTCTATATCATATTCTGTGTTAAGTTCCATATGCTACCTCACAGTCCAGTAACATCAGGCTGCCCTGTGGTATCTACCGCGAAATCATCATTGCCAATATTAACAACAGGTTCAGTCATTTCTGTTATACCCTGTTCTGCTTTTATCCTTACTATTTCTTCCTGTTTCCACTCTTCATCTTTTGTATCACCATATAACTCCTCTACTGAAGCTTCAACGCTCATAATTCCACCCGACTTGGCTTTGCTTATAGTCTCTACCTGACTTTCAAATGATGGATTAGCATATTCACCAAATGTTACATCTATATCTGCATCTTTAATAGCTGTCCTGTTAAATGTATCCATAGCCTTAAATACTATATCTACCAGTTTGGGGAGTACCTTCTGTAACCGTCCTACAATATTATTTCTACTATACAATGTTGCTTTTTCTTTTTCTCTCTGCGCTTCTGCATTATCCAGCTTCTTAACATCTATCCCCAATGTGCTTGGACTCATAATTCCCTGTAGACAAAGGTCTAATGCTGTTACATATGTTGCAAGATAACTTTCGTGTGGAATATTGCCCTGTATAAGCTCTATCTTGTTAGTATTTCCCTCTGCCATATCTGCATCTGTCTTGATATAAGCATTGTCGAAAGCATTGGGCTTTAACACCTTTCCATCGTACGGATTTCTTGGAAGCATATTCTCAGGGATATATTCCTTTGACCTATTTCTTCTTAACGCATCCATCCACTGTGACCAAGCCTCATCAAGCGCATCAAAATTATCTATTTTGGCATCGAATATACTCTTTCCCCTGCCTTCATATTTTGCCGATCTGTAAAATAACAATGGAACTGCCATCATAAAATTATCATTCCAAGCGACATCTACCAGCCCTGCAAGTTCTGGTACTGTATTTAATGGGCATTCCCTTTCCCCATTCAGTAGATTATATGTAACATAACCAATTCCATAATGTTCAAGCAGTACATATTCTTTTGTTCCACTGTGGTACACTGTCTTAAAAATAATCTCCCTTACCCTGCCGCGGTCTCTTACAATTTCTATCCTATCACCGGGATAAAATTCTATTATAGGATATTGGCTTAATGTCGTATCATATGATATTTTAAAAGCCCCATCTCCTATACAGAGTGTTTCTGTTATAGCCTGTTTTACAAGCTCTGTAAAATCATTCTCTTCCGCAATCTTATCCCATTCCATCTGTCTGCTGCCAGTATCTATTGCATTCATATCTGACACAACAATGCTAGCAAGCATATCACACAGCATAGCCGGCAATCCAACGTGTATTTTTCTTATCTCCTGCCCAACCGTACTTGTTGCCGACCAGAATCTTGTATGATCTCCTGCCAACTGTTTATACAATTGTGCAAGTTCCTCACTTTCACCTCTGTACCATATTCTGTTTTTAATAGCATTTCCTTCATAATCAAGCGTTTCCTGTAATGTAAATGTTCCATTCATTGCCGGCTGTATACGCAGCCACGTCCTTATTCCTGTTCTTACCTTTTCTGCCATACTTGTAAATATGTTCACCTCACTCACACTCCTATGTCTTATTCTCTATTCCTATCTTGTCGCGATAAGGAATCCAGCCATACTGTACACTGTTTACCATATGGTCGTTACCGTCCTCTGGCTCACAGTCCTTATCCTCCAGCCACGAATACACCTCTAATTCAGTCTTGTAATTCGTACAGGTATCGACAATATAAAAGCTTGGCTCTCTGCCCTTCTTATCATTAAAGGACATCCAGCCAAGCTGTAGATTAATTCTGTCTATTATTGTTACTTTCTTATACGCATTATTAAATATATACTGGCAGTCAATATGTTCTCTTTTATACTTTGCGAACTCTGTTATTGTTGCCTGGTCCGCATTATCAACAAACACATTCTTTGACATTCCACCCCATTCTTTTCTGTTACGCTCCAGGAAGTCAATGTAATTCCTTACTGTATCAGATGGAGCTATTGGTATATTAAGAGCTGCATTATTGTATACTTTTTCATCTAGTACAATAATCCTGCCCTTATTGGTTATTCCCATATACGACATTGCAATTGTATCAGGACTCTTGGTCGAGTACGCTGTATCAAGTCCACTTGTGTATATTATAAACCACTCTTCCTGCTTTTCATCATTTTCACGTTTTATATAAGCCTTCGCCTGCTCCTTTGTGATAATATGTCTCTTGCAGAAATTACAAAAGACAAGACCTGTTGCCTTGCCTCTTAATCCTTGTATCTTATTCTTGTATATCTTAGTGCCAGGAGGATAGCTCATTTTCTTCTGTTCTATCTTCTCTGGTGTCATAGATATGTTATCTTCAAATGTGAAAAACCAGTACACCCAGCCTTTAATAGGCTCACAACCATTAAGATCCTTCCATATCTCTTCCGGCACATCTGCCCTGTACTTATCAATCGGTCTTGCATGATTGATGTATTCTGAATATATAGGAAGTGTAGGTGCATCAGGATTAAGTGTACCTACGAAATATTCAGAACGTCCGAATATCTCCCGTATGAAGTCTATGTTAGCTGTATTGCACTCATCTACCCACACACATCCAAACTGTGAACCCAAAGCATTCTTCCATTTACTGGCATTATCATAGCCAAGAATATATATTATCTTAGTACTGCTGCCAGTTTTGAATTTAATGTGCGGAAGTTTATTTTCTTTATCGCCATTACCACAGTATTCCAGATTGGGGAATATCTGTAACAATCCCATATCAGCATTTATTATATTCTTCTCAATAACACCTGTTGTATTACCTGCTATAACGTGCAGCTTCATATCTGATTCAGCTACATTCATAATGAACTTAACAGCTACTGTTGTTGTCTTTCCTGATGCAGTTGAACCCTCTAAAAACTCTGCTCTTGCAGGTGTGTCTATGTAATCCCAGTACTTATCACTTAGAAGCATCTGGCTCACCCCTTGCTTTACGCTGTGCAAGAAGCTCCTGTAATTCACTCCTGGTTGTATCGTTTACATTGGCTTCTATCTTGTCTGTGAATATACCTAAATGCTTGCCAAGAAGCTCTAAGGCCTTAACCTTGTCACAGGACTTAACTTCTAATCCATCTCTACCCTTCTTGATAACAGCAAGAGCTCTTTTCTGTTCCTCTGTCAGTTCCTCCGTTAATACTGGCTCTACTGTTCTATACATAACAGGCTTACCATCTTTATCCAGTACATCCACAAGTGCTCCACCAGCTTCTACTTGCATCTTCTTTTCAACCACATGTGCATAATCCGCATTATTAGAAAAAGCTATCAAGGCAAGCTCCTTGATAACTCTCTCCTGGGTTATCTCTGTACTCCTTGATAGCTCTTTTTGTCTTTTTGCTATATATTCCTGCACCTTAACATTTCTTAACAGTCTTGATGCCGTCTGTTCTGCTGTTTTTGGTGAATACCCTGCCCTGATAGCTGCCTGTGTGGCATTGAGGTCTATAAGGTATTCTTCACAGAATCGCTTCTGTTTATCTGTTAATGCCATACAATCAGCTCCTTTCTGGCATAATAAAAGGCACCAGCATAATTGGTGCCTCTTTTATTAAGATAATTTATTTATTTTCATTATTTTTTTTACAATACATAGAAATTTTTTTTAATTCCCCAATTAAATCATTTTCATATTTTTCTTTATCATCTATTGATTTTGCCATTTCATTCATATTTACTTTAAATATAGTTATAAGTAATATTATAAACTTAACAAATGAACATAATGATAAGATAATAAATAATGCTATTAATTCATATACAACTTCACTACTTGGCATAAATATAGACAATGCAACAGCAATAAAATTTTCAATAACTCCAAACATTATTACATTAATTAGCGGCTTATCTAACCGCTGTTCTAACATTCTTTTACTAATGCCAATTTCTGTAGTGGCTAATATTGTTACTACCGCTATATATGTTGCTATAGTTATAGCAAAAAATGTTGCCACACCATTTAATCTGTCCTGTGTAAAATAAGATTGTAAATTAAACAGTTCTGATAAATGACATTTATTTTTTATAATATATAATACAATATACACAATTACTATAACTATTTCCAACTTTATATTTTTTAAAAATTCTTTAATATCTTCTGAGTTTTTTCTCATATTAAATCTCACCTCGTATAATACTATACGTTTACAACTATATGAATATCACCACCATCATACTGTCTTTTATCTTGATTAAATACTCTCATATGACTTGTTATTTCTCTAATTCTATTTTCTATTGCTCCATCAAAATTATTCAATAATTCCTGTGGCGCAACTTGACTACCAACACAAGTACAATTATGTGATAGTAATAATTTTGTATCTTTTAATGTAGCAAAATCCAATTTTTCCTCTGTACCATTTTTATAATCAACTCTTATCTCTTTAACGAACCCTGAATCAATATTTATCTGTTCCAGCAAATATAAAATACTATCCTTATTAAGCGTTGCATCTCTCCTTGTATGTCCCAATGACATTTTTAAAGATAATAATCTACTATCTCCTTCACTATGAGCAGCTTCAGCAAATTTTCTAAAAGACTCTAACAAAGGTGCTCTAGTATTATCATCTATTTGACTATTGTAATATGCGTTTAATGATTGTCCTAAATCCAAACTAAAAATAATTGACTTTACCAATTCTGCATTTCTAACTTTTTCTATTCCTGTGTTATATTCTATTGGCTCAATTTTCAAATTAACACCAGCAGCACTACCTATACAAGAGTTTAAATACTGTTCAACATTTTTTATTGTTGGACCATTTTGATTTGTCGTATATAACATAATATTATATTCACTATCATATCCTAATGAATTAACATCATATAAATCTCTTGGTATTTCTTCTAACCTATCTTTTTTATCTACACCATATGGTTTATTGGTTCCTTTATCTCGTCCGAAAGGCAATACTATCTGATTGTTATTATGCGATACATAATATGAAAATAACCTTATTTTTCTACCATCAAATTTTCTTGTTCTATCAGTATTAATCTCTGACTCTAATAAATTTATTTTTATATTTCTAAATAAATTCATAATTGAATAATCTGTCTTTACTCCATTTTGATATATAGTTATTGTATAAAATTCCACTTTTCTAGACATATATAATCCCCCTTGTCTTTTTTATTTATAATATAACTAAATATATCAAAAAGCAACAAAATAAGACACCAACTTTCGTCAGTGCCTTAAGAGGGGATAATTATCAATTTAGGAGTAATGGTGCCAGCTCTCACCGGCACCACAGGGGATATTATTGAATTTCAGACTGATATATGTCCGTGGCTCAGTGCATTCTGCATCTGTTCCACGATAAATATTACCACATATAAAACGAACAGAACGAACAAAACGAACAGACTTTTATTTTTCTTTCAAAAATCTTTCAACTGCCATCCTGCATCCATCTGCAGTATAATGCTTTCCCATACTGTGTGCAACTTTTATCCAGGAATATTTGTTAATGTATCTGTACGTAATCATCCTCCTCATAGTGCTGCTCTTTATCTGGTATATGTAATGCTCTGCAAGTGCTATCTGCTGTTCTATCTTCTCCAGAACATCTTCCTGCTGCGACTTTCTTAACATCAATAATGCCATCTGATTATCATATTCCGAATATGGGAAACCTTCTATCTTGAAATGCTGCTTGCCTCCATTTCCGCCTGATACACTATCTATTACAGTATATCCTTCCTGCTCCATCTTACTTATCCTTTTCTCTATCTGAGATATAGACTCCTTTAACGCTTCTCTTTCCTTTATTAAGTCATCATACTGTATCAATATTTCTTTGATATTGTACTGTTCTTCCACTCACTACACCTGCCTATCTCCTGTATTTCTGTTCTGTACCATCAGCCATTTTTACTATTATTTCCAATGGGTATCCCTTAGCGTTATAACCTGCACTTAAATAACGTTCCTTTATTATTTCCAATGGCTTACAATGTCCTTTTTCACAATGCTGTGCTCTGGTTTTATCATTGTATTCTGTTCCACATATCTCACATATGTAATGTTTAACTTCTTTCAATATAATCACTTCCTTTCATCTCTCTCCACCAAGTAAAATCCCATCCATTATTAGTTAACTGCTGCCATATCTGATATATTCCTGGCTTATCTGGTTCTGCATCATATCAATTATGCCACCCTTGTGCTTCCATTTTTTCTTTAAATGTCATACCTGCTCATTCTTCTTTCCTCTCAATCTTAATCAAACAAACTTAATTGGCTAACTGGTTCAAAGTTCATCCACAATATTTCCTTTTTTCTAGTACCATTACGTGTATAGCTTATTGTTTCCCCTTTATACCAGTTCTTTAATCTATCATTATATAAATCATTATCATACCCACTTATTAATACAGGTCCTTTATGTGCTAATAATACATCAAGCAAATTACTATGTTCCTCATCATTCATCTCGTGATTATATTGCTTACAACATCTTGTTTCCTGCATATATGGTGGATCTGCATATATTAGCACATTCTTATGATTAAACTGTTGAGCAAGTTCTACCGCTGGTTTATTTTCAATCTGTACTCCTCTCAATCGTTCTGACGCTTGTATAATCCTATCAGGAAGTTTGCACCAATCTATAGCTGAATATGCTTTCTCTCGACCATAAACATCTTTCTTCCAACCCACTCTGTCTAATATTCTACAGCCATATCCCATATTAATTTGAATACAAAAATTAACAGCTTTAGCCAGACTTTCTTCTGGAATGTTATCATTAGAATTTTCATATATGTTTCTTGCGTATGGTGTGAAATAGATTTCATGTGCCAGTTTTTCCGGATCATTCTTAATCCAATTAAATAGATTAATAACATTATCATCAAGATCATTTACTGTCTCAATATTACTCCTGGATTTATTAAAAAGCACCGCACCACTTCCAAAGAATAGTTCAAGATAACTATGATGTTCCGGAAATTTATTAATAATCCAATTAGCAATAGACCATTTGCTCCCTGGATATTTAATTATCGCTTTCATTTTTTTCAATCCTAACTATCTCTTCCAGATCTGATTCATTGTTAAGCGTATTCAGATATATTATCAGGCTGTTATCCCTGTCTATTTCCAATACGCTGCCATCTTTATTAGTTACTTTCCACATACGTCATTCCTTATCTTCCATTTTGGATACTTCTGTTCTATATTCCATTACGTTTTCTTTTATTAACAAATCAGGACAAGTCATGCAATCCTGTCCTTTTTCTCACACTGTTCTTGTTCATACTCCGTTACATTTTCAAGTTGTTTTTGATACCATCTGCAAAATGCCATTATTCTTCACCTCTTACTTTCTCAGATAATTTCATATACGCATTTTTAAACTTCAGTTCTTCCAGTTTTCTTTCCGCATCTTCTATTGTCAATAAAGCATACACACTTCCAATCTCTAACGGTGGATTATCCTCATATCCGATATGAACATATAATTTTCCATTCTTATACTTGGAGAATCCAACTACTGGTTCATAATCTTCATATCTCTTGATACATAAACATACATTACCTTCATCATCTTCTGTATCTATCCAGTAAAGCTTATCTCCTATGCTGCAGGGTAATTTAAGAAGTCTGCCCTGTTCAATATACTCATCCAGCTCTAAATCTTCGTAATATTTAAGTCTTTCTCTTAAATCAGCCATAGCCCATAAATTACGATAAAATAATGCCAATAACCCTATCTGGCTATCAGGTTCAATTGATAACATTTCACTCATATACTCATCAAATTCTTCATCTGTCATATCCGATAAATCATCTTCACATATATCTTTGATAAGACTTCTTACAAACTTTCTGCTATCAATATCCAACCCGTAATTTCTATATCTGGCATTGCCATCATTATCTGCATAACAACAATTATATGCCAGTTCAATCATTGACATATCTGATATTGCCTTGTTGCTTGTTAATCTCTCCATACATGCCTCCTACACGTTCCGGCCACTTGTTCCAGGAATCATTCGCCTCTGGTTCCTTGGCCAGGAATTCGAATATATTCATCCGTCCTTCACATTCATAATCATCTGTCATATCAGCACCTCAGTTCTTCATCATCAGACCTTATGTGGAATTCAATACCGGTTTCTGCTGTCATAGCTTCTGCTATATCCTTCCACTTCACATATCCACCAACAAGACTTTCTGTATATTCGTTGAATTTCCAGATAAATCTGTTCATACGCTTAGTTCCAAATCCAAAATTATCCCTAAGGACGTATGAGCTCATCAGAAGTACTGTGTCCATTATTGTCTGTTTAATTGTTTCTGCAAAATGCTCAAGCTCTGTCTGAGATATCTTAAGTGGTACATCATACGCTTGTCTGAACTTAAGCTCCTCTTCAAGTCCATCTATACCCTTTTCCCTGGCAACTCTCAGGGCATATGACATACCTTCCCTTCGTGCCTGCTCCTCTTTGCTTAACTTAGCCATTACTTATTCCCCGCTTTCCGCTGTGCCAACTTCTTTGCCTGCTTCTGTGCTTCATCTTCGAGCTGTGCAAGACGCATATGGTTATAACTGCAATAATATTTCATCTTTCCACGGACAATGCGCTTATACACATATTCCTCTAAACTGTATTTTTGCGTATCAATGGCCTTTCCGCACTTATCACAACAGATACCTCTTTTAACTGGGAGTATTCGCCTTTCCTGTTGCACTGATTTTCTTATCTTCCTGCTGGTTCTTTGACTGCTTGGAATTCTTTAAGCTATTGTTAGGCCTGTTTAAACTGGCTGTTACTTTTCCCAAATCATTACCCTGTGCAAACCCAAATTCTGCCATCATAGCTGCAACACAATCTTCAAGTTTTGCACTTTTATCTTCAAGATATTTATCTAACCGGTCTTTGATAAACTGTGCAGTCTCCTCAGCTATATCATTAAGCACTGGTATATTCTCAAATGCCTCATAATGAGCCGCTGACCCATCTGGTTCAAATTCTGCCTTATACAGGGCTTTAGCACTTATATCTGTGGCTAAGGCTCTAATTTTGATAAGTCTGTTAGTTTCTTCCGTAAGCGATTTACTAAACTGATTTACAGCTTCTAAATCCATCATCTCTATAACTCCTTTCGTTAGTTGTCCAGAACAGAGTTGTAGAACTCGTCTGAATGTTTTGGTCTTTGGTTAAAATTATTAAATTTGTTGTTCGCGCGCGCAGGCGCTATATTATTTAGTTTTTGTTTATGTTTATATATGGCTACGGTTTCTCCTACGCTTTTCCCTACGGATTGTACTACGCTTTCTACTTCGGTTTCTCCTACGCTTTTCCCTACGGATTTGAAAGTACAAATTTTATATTTATTAGGACTTCCTTTCTTCCCTCTCTGGAATTCTATAAGTCCAGCATCTATTAATTTATTTCTGTTTTCGACTAACGTAGCCTCTCTTGACATCTGGCAACGAGACATTACTCGCTGGTTATCTACTTGTATCCACTCGCACCACCCTGCCATATTATTGATACTTAATAATTTGTAGTACAATAATTGCGCAGCACTCGGCAAGTAATGACTTTCGAGCCACCTTTCAAACCCGTTCAGTTGTTTTATATAGTCTATACGCTGTTCTGTTATCACGGCTTCACCTCTTCTAGAACCACTTCTATTCGTGGGTTATGTTTATCTATAAAGAAATGATCTTCAAAGCCTACTATGTTATTCCAGCCGTCATTATCTATAACCTTGCATTTAACAAGTGCATCCTGTATGAATTTATGTGCAACCCCTGCTATATTATCAAGGTCACGCTTTCTATTTGGCTCATAAAACGTATATTCAAGTCTTATAGGACTATTTATATGCGTATGTTTTAATTCAAGCCTTATAGCGTTAGATATAATCACCTGATACTGTTGTTTCATATCATTTCCATTGCTATGCCTGTTGCGAAAACTTCTTTCCGCTTTTAAATATTCATTCAGACCTGGCAATGTTCCTTTAATTGTAAATGTATAGAGCATTCAGCTCCTTTCCGCCCTGTGGAAGTATGAACCACAGGGCTTATATGTATTTCTGTGACAACGTAGATTGTGTGATATTATAAGTCACAGATAACTTCTTCCGAACTCCATTATGAAGTATTCCCTTGTTCCATAATGCTTTTCATAATATTCCTGTGCCATTCTCTTAAGCCTTATGTCTATAACAGCTGCAGACTGTCCTGCATGTACTCCATTAGGATGCAGATCCGGACGAAGTGGAACAACGAATCCATACTTCTCACTCTTCTTTCTGTTTGGTCCGCCAAATATATGATGACGTTCAACTGGTGATGTATGCGTGAATATGCATTCATCCATATTATCTGTAAATACACTTGTAAGATTCTTGCTCATATGCCCCACCTTTCCTTAAGTCTGTTAAGTTCCACAGGGGACATAGTATCTATCCCCTGCTCCTTAGCATCTGCTACAGTTCCATCTATCAGTACTGACATTTCATGTGTGTTATATGTATGGCTGCCTCTGATCAGCTTGTAGAAGTACACTTCTGAACCATTCTCTATGTCATATTTGATAAACTTAAGATGCGGTTCTTCCATCTCATAAGCCTTGTCCATAGAAATATTAGTCTTAATGATTGCTGGAACACCTTCTGATACTTCCTCTGGCTGTCCGTACAGTCCTAGCAACACGTTCTTCATCCTTGCCTTAGACATATTCATGGCATCTGCCAGCTTTCCTGCAAGAACATGAAAATATGCATTGGCATCCAAGCTTCGCCTTTCCCTGTGAGGCTTAATCTCTATATCAAGCTTGTCCTTATCTCTAAGTTCTATGAACTGTTCTGCCACATCACTATCAACTTCCAGTGTCAGCATCTGTTTCATTGTATTAAAGTCAATGGCTACATCCTTGTATCTGCCTGTACACTTCATTATTCAATCACCTGCTTAGAAGGTGTTGCTCTAAGTGCTTTCATTACAATTGGGAAGATACCTTCTGTAATATCTTCTAGTTTATCAATATTAAACCTCGTATATATTGTCTCATGCGATACACCGGTTCTTGCAATCTCCTGCTCAATCGTCAATATCTTAGGCTTTGTTATTTTCATTGCTTTTATTTCAGCTTCTTTTGCTTCCTGCTCTTTACGTTCAGCTTCTTCTTTCTGTTGTTTCTGTTCTTTCGTAACTTTTTCTGCTGTATCCGAAGTATCCAGATTATCATCTTCACTTATTTCCATAGCTATCATATACAAATATCTTCTGGCATAAGTAGTTACTGCACCTATATTCTGCATTGCCGTAGCACCCTGTATACTCACATTTGCAGTTGGTATACTGAATTCTATTGTATCTTCCAACTCCTCAAGATTAATAAGTATAAGACTTGCCATATTCTCGTTGATTGCGAATTTAAACAATGTCTTGTGAGCTGCTGCAATGCTATTGCAAGAAGGAAGAAAGTCAGAGAGTTCGTAATATTCATATTTGCTATATGTATTTTTTCCAGTCTTTACCAACTTCTTTGATTGCAATTCAACCCTCATCTCTGCAAGTTTTTCATAAATACTTTTTTTCTCTGCCATATTAAACCTCCTGATACAATACACCTGTACTATTTATATACTCACATATCTTATTTTTGTCAGATTCTGTGCAATATATCTTTATGGTATATTCATTTGGTTTATTATCGAAAACTGTAAAAGCTGCTGACATATCATCATTATCAGTATTGTTACAAGCCGCTATAAAAGTATCATCAGCACTTTCGACATCCTGTTTAATATTCTCTTTATTAATTTCTTCCTGTCTTTTTTTATCTTCTTCAGCCTTACGTTCCTGCTCTTTTCTTAATATCTCTACCTTATCTGCCTCATATTTAGTTATTACATTAATGGCAATAGATAAATTAAGTGTACTTTTAAATGTATCTAAGGCTTTCTGCTCTGCATCACTATGCATATTCTTAATTGTCTCTATCGACATTTGGGCATTATTAACATATGTTTCTATAGCCTCTTTAATTTTTTTTGCAGATGTACCCTTATTCTCCCACGTTTTATTATAAATCTTGCTTAACGGAAGATAGTCCTGCATTCCTTCTATACAGCTATCATATATCTGATGTATTTCTTCTTTTTTCTGTTCAATACGCTTATCCTCGTACTCTTTTGTCTGCTTTGCAATAAGTTCTATTGGCTCAGCTATGATCTGCTGAAGTTCTTTTATTTTGTCCTCAAAAGCGTCATATGGCTGCATGTATTTTTCCTTAACTTCTTTTCTTTTATCATCAAGACACTTACTAAGCTTTCTTAATGTTGCAACTGTGCTCTTTGCCTCAATAAGAGTATCTTCTGTAAATACCATTGTTTTATACAGATTCATAGATGCCTGTACATTTTCCTTAATATCATCAAAGTTACTAATGTTTAAAATTCCATTTGTCTGCTCTACAGACACAACCATCTCATTCATTTTTATCTCCTATGCCAATTTTTCTAATGATTTTTTATTTTGTTCATAAATCAGATTAAATTCATACTGTCCATTCTTTGTCACTCTGAATTGTCTTAAATAACGTTGCCTTTCATCCTGGCAATCACATTTCTCTCCAGGATCCAGATTAGCCCCACATATAGGGCACTCATAATTCCACATTGCTTTTTACTCCCAAATGTTCTACAATATAATAGATTTTTTATCATAGTTGAGTTGCAGTGGTTGCGACACTGCAACTCTTTTTATATGTTCCTGATACGATAATCACCAATTGGAACTCCTGCTCTGCACTCCAGCTTGTGAAGTCTTAGCATCCATTTAGATGCTTCTTCAATTCTTCCATCTTCTATAGCCGCATTGATTCTCTTGTTGAATGCAATTATTTCCCCGGTTGTTCTCACCTTGTTACTCCTTTCTGACATAACCTAACGAAGTCAAAGCCTGTTCATTAAGTCGCTGCCCGTACTCTTTCTTCTCTTTGTCTGACAGTGAATCGTAATCAATAATCTTGTCACCATCTATAATCTTTATTACTATGTTCACACTCTCACCTCTGACTTGTGGTTACTGTCTTATATGCTTACACTGAATGTCCTGATTACATCTTTTAATCACAATATGTCCTGTTGCAGTGTGGACACCCAGTAATCAGTGTTGAACCTGCCTTTTCTACAGAGATACCTGTTTTATATTCTCCGTGGTCCTGCTCTGTATAAATGTCTTTATTACAGTTCCAGCATTTACCATCTCGGGGTGCAAACTGTGGATAACCTTCTCTATCGCAATATTTATCCTGTGCTACTCTTGCTTCGCTTGAATTAAAATGCTCCATAGTATCACCTCTTCTTATCATCTCTGCATAAAACTAATATTGTTATACAGATAATAGTTGTTATTGCTACTGCTGTTATATTCATATTTCTGCTCCTTGTTTAAATATCTTGTTTAATCTTGCTTTTACTCCTATACTTTAATTACTGATATTGCAGTACCTAGTTTTTAGGAAAGGAGTTTATTCAAAATGAAATTAAATCCTGATTGTATAAGAGATATCCTATTTGCAATTGAAGAAAAAACATCTATGAAAACGCTTTTTTATCTTGATGAAGATAATTGTCATACAATATTTCCTAACTATGATTTAGACACTGTCCTATATCACTTACGCCAATGCGATATGTATGGTTATCTTTATAATTCTTCACTAAGCTGTACTGGAAGTTGCACCGTTGTTGATTTAACTCCAAAAGCCCACGAATTTATAAATAATATCCGAAAAGATACAAACTGGAATAAGACTAAGGAAATAGCTGGAAAAGTTGGAAGCTTTTCTCTTAATGCGCTTTCTCAGATTGCAACTAATGTAATCACATCACTTATAAATTCATACACAGGTCTTACTTGATATGAAATATCTTCTTTATAACAAATCTTGAACATTCATCTAACTCTTGGTCTGTTGGGTGAATGTTTTTTCTTATCAAGTAATTAGATAATATCAGTTTATCTAATCTGTTCTTTATCCAACCAACAGCACATATTAGTGTTGTAGTCATAAATAGCAAATTCATATTCTCACCTCTTTAACCAGATAATCACCAACACTATTGTTGAAAAATATATTTGGAAGTTTGGATGCCTCTCCCTGAATGGTATCCTTATAACTTCATAATACTTAATACCAGATACTTTCATTTTCTCTATAGCTGATACCGCCTGTATAAATGTCTTGGTTTTTTCTTCTATGAATGGCTCATAGCAACGAATAATGTACTTATATGTTTTCTTCGCAATTGCTCTCACCTCCTTGTTATATTACTCACTCAACATCTTGTCACGTTATGTGGCATTATTAATCAAAAAAAATAGACTGTACAGTCTTTTCATAGTATTGAGCTAATCTAACTTTTACTGAATCTCTTGGTATTCTCTCACCACATTCATACATTGATAATGCCGAGTCACTTATGCCAACTGCCTTAGCAACCTCTGATTGTGACTTATTTCCTCGTAATTCAACTAATCGGCTACCAATTTTTTTAGAATTCAAATTATCACTCCTTTCGTGCCACGTTCTGTGGCTTAACCATAATATATCACTCGTCACGAATTGTGTCAACACATTTTGTGGAATTTTTCTTGATTTTTCCACAAAACGTGTTATTATTAAACTATACTAAATAGAAGGAGTTGAAACAGATGGGCGATTTTCCTAATATATTCAAAAGAATAAGAGAACAAAGTGGTTTAACACAACAACAGATGGCAGATAAACTTGGCATATCCCGAAGTGCCATTGGAATGTACGAAAAAGGAGAAAGAGAACCCAACTTTGAAACTCTTGAATTAATAGCAGATACTTTTAATGTAGATATGAATTTTCTTCTTGGTAAAAAGCCAACAACAGAAGTTATTCCCGATACCTACTACCTTAATGATGATGCAAGGGATATGGCTCAGTTCTTATATGAGAACCCTGACTATAAAGTATTATTTGATGCATCACGCAAGGTAAAGAAAGAAGATATTCAGTTTGTAAAGGAGATGATTGACCGAATGTCTAACAAAAATGATTAAAGATAAGAGGGTGAGAAATTGGATACTAATATTTTATATGTAGATATGCCTACTACAATTAAGGCATATACTGTTTGCTGTGATGATGATACCTATACCATAGTCTTAAATGCCAGACACTCAATGGAACAATTGATGTTGGCTTATCATCACGAGATGAAGCATATTGAAAATGGCGATTACGACAAGCCAGACAAAGATGTTCAGGTAGTTGAAATATTTGCACATAGAGAAGAGGGGGATATTTAATATGGATATATCTAAGGAACAATTCAAAAATATAAAAAAAGAAGGAGGGTTTTCAAGTTTTACATTTCTTACTACTGCAAAATATATAAATGGAACATCGTCTGCTGAAAAAACCTATTGTAGTATTGGACTATATAACGCAGGATTACTCCTCGACGTTACAGGTAATACAAAATCTTTATATAAAAGAGAGGAAATTACTAATGTATTTTTAGCAAATCCTTACATTGTAATAGAATTTATTGATGATAATTTCTGGGTTTTGTCTGCATCAGATAAAAAACTCAAAAAAATATATGATGGACTATTATATACCGGTGTTAATTCTGATATAAAAGATGTACATCAATTCTTAGAAAAAAATATAATTACAGATTCCAATGGTAATGATTTATCTAATAAAATAAAAATCTGTAATAATTGCGGTGATAAGTTACTAGTAAAAGCTGAAAAATGCCCTTATTGTGGAAAAAAGGATACCGGATTTTATATTGTAGATAAAAATGATACTGAAAAAATAAATACAATTATAGGAAATGTGCCACATCCCAAAAATGGCACTCCTATTTGGAATACAAAGAATCCATCAATTACCAAAAAAGGACAGATTAAAGAAAAAGTAAAAGAAAACAAAGCTAATGGAATAGCTTGTTGTCCTAAATGTGGAAGTACCAGCATAAACTATTCCACTAAAAAATTAAGTTTGGGAAGAGCTCTTCTTGGAGGTGCTGCATTTGGAAGTACTGGAGCAATTATAGGCGGACTTTCAAGCAAACAAGGTGTAGTTAAATGCTTAAATTGTGGATACAGTTGGAAATTATTATAATAGGAGGCTAACAATTATGAACACTAAAAGCAAATGGTACTTAAGCACTTGGTTTATTGCACTTTTATGTGCATGCTGGTTTCTTATTATTCCGCCTATAATCGGCATTATTCTTCTTATCATAAAAGCTGTAAATGATAAGAAACAAAAAGAACTATTTACACAAACATTCAATCAGAACAATCAACTATCGCAGGAATATTCTGAAATGAAACAAACATGTGATGAGCTAGGTGTTACTGAATATATAGAAACAAAGAAAAAGATTGAACAAATAGAACAGGAATCAGCCACAAAGATTGCTTCTGCTGAAAACGAAGCAAAAGCTAACCTTGATTCTCTCAATGAAGAAATACAGAGTAATAATGTATTAATTGATAAATTGAGAACTGAAATTAATGAATTGCAACAACAGGATGATAAACTAAAAAAATCTCTTGCAACCCAACAGCGTAAAATATCACGTTCCAAAGAATTGTATAAAAGTTTTGCTTATGCATTTGATAACTTCATAAATTTAGAAATCCCTTATAATAGTTGCATATTAAGCACAAGTGATTTAAAAGATGCCGAAGAAATTGCTCCTTCAGTAATTCTTAAATTACATTGTATGGACATAAAGAGTCTGCGAAAAGCTTATAAAGATAATGAAAAGCTTATAGACAATCTTTTAAAGCAATATTCTGCCAGATATACAACCAAAGCTAATAAAGCTATCTACAACCTAATGGTAATAGCATTAAGAGCTGAATTACAGAATGTATTATATGCACTAAAATATGAAAAGCTAGATACTGCAATCGAACATGTAAAAGATATTTCTGCAAAATACCTTAAGATTGCTGGCGAAGGCAATCAGACTATTGCTGGTACTCTTACAAAGTTCATAGGCGAATTAGAATATCTCTTTATTAATGCTGTTAAAATTGAATATAATTACTATGTTAAACGTGAGCAAGCTAAGCAAGAACAGATGGCTCTTAAAGAACAAATGCGACAGGAAGCTGAAGAACGTAAAGCTCTTGAACGTGAAAAGAAACATATTCAACAGGAAGAAGAAAAGTTCAATACTGAAATTAGTAAGTTGCAAGATACTATGTTAAATACTACTGATGAATCAGAAATTGATAAACTCAAGGCAAGAATCCTTGAACTTCAATCTCAATTAGGTGAAGTAATTATTAAAAAGGATGAAATAACTAACTTACAAAATGGTAAAGCCGGTACTGTTTATATAATAAGTAACTTAGGAGCTTTTGGTGAAGATGTATTTAAAGTAGGTATGACACGTAGGCTTGAACCTCAAGACAGAATTAATGAGCTCGGAAACGCCAGCGTTCCTTTTAAATTTGATGTACATAGCTTCATATTCTCTAAAGATGCTGTAGCTCTTGAAAATAAGATGCACGAAATACTTAATGATAGACGTGTAAATAAAGTTAATATGCGTAAGGAATTTTTCAAGATATCTATAGATGAGCTTGAAAAGATAGTTGATGAAATAGAACCAACGGCAGAATTTAACAAAACAATGGTAGCTGGCGAATATCGTCAATCTCTTTCTTCTGATTCTAACTATACTAACTCATACTCTCTTGATGATGATGATGAAGACGAATAATTATCAGCTTTAAACCAACATTTTATGTGTTGGAGATGTGGGAATGACTATTGACACTAATATACATTCAAGATACACTACTCTTGAATGTACTCTGGTGTCCTTCGGGCCCAGAGTCTTTTTATACCATCTCGGTGATAATGCCGTTATGATTTAAAAATAAATAAAAGCTCCTGTGCTACCAACACAAGAGCTTTTACCACGATACTTACATAAGCTGTGCTTATATATAATACCGCCCTAGACAAGCTATATTATATCATTCATAGCACCGCTTTTGCAAGTGGTGTTATTTTTGTACCCATTTTTGAGTTGCACCGGTGCAACTTGCATATATTTTACAGAAAGGATGATTAATATGGCTAAGGATATACTTAATATGAAATCTGCATGTGCTTATATCCGTGTATCTACTGACAAACAGGAAGAACTTTCTCCGGATGCACAAAAACGTCTTCTGATAGACTTTGCTAAAAAGAATAATATGTCACTTCTGGCAAGTAATATCTATCTTGATAATGGTATTTCCGGCAAGAAAGCTGATAAAAGACCAGAATTTATGAAAATGATAGGAATGGCAAAAAGCAAAGAACACCCTTTTGATGTCATTCTTGTATGGAAATTCAGCCGATTTGCGCGTAACCAGGAAGAGTCTATCGTATATAAGTCTTTACTGAAAAAGAACCACGTTGAGGTTGTGAGCATATCAGAGCCTTTGATTGATGGTCCTTTTGGAAGTCTTATTGAAAGAATAATTGAATGGATGGATGAATACTACTCTATCCGTCTCTCCGGAGAAGTTCTACGTGGCATGACAGAAAAAGCATTAAGAGGTGGCTACCAGTCTTCCCTTCCGCTGGGTTATAAGATGAATAAAGACACTGGCATTCCATACATATATGATGATGAGGCTGTTATCGTACGTAAGATTTATCATGATTATATATCCGGCCATAGTTACTTAGAGATTGCCAGGGAGCTTAATTCTCTTGGGTACCGGACTAAACGTGGTTCGACATATGAAGGACGTACTGTGGAATACATATTATCCAATCCATTCTACTACGGTGCTGTAAGATGGAACAGACAGAAACATGATGACCATACTATTAAATCTGTTAGCGACTGGATCATAGCAGAAGGCAAACATGAATCTCTGATTGATAAAGAGACTTGGGATGAAGTCCAGCATCTTATAGCACTGAGAAGCCGTCCTTACAAAGCAAGAGCTGCAGGGCATATGAAACACTGGCTGGGTGGAATTGTCAAATGTTCAGATTGTGGTGCATCGCTAATGGCTGGACTTAATGCTACACGTTACCAGTGTGGCAATTACAGCAAAGGAAAATGTTCACATAGTCACTATATTAAAACTGTCGCGCTTGAACAGGCTGTATATGAAGCATTTGAACGTGCTTTAAATGGAAGTGTGGAATTGCATTACGAACTTAAAAAAGGCTCAAATGAGCCTGATACAGATGACATAAGTGTTATCTTAAGTCAGTTGTCTAAACTAGAGGATAAAGAAGCAAGAATTAAACAGGCATACCGGGATGGAATCGACACCTTAGAGGAGTACAAAGAGAATAAGCAGCTTCTTAAGGATGAACGTGCTGCACTTGAAAAGCAGTTAGAAGCATTTAATAATACTTCCAGTACAGACTCCAATGCTGCTATGCTTAAGAGCATATCAACTGTATATGACATTATAAAAGATACTTCCAAGGACACACTAACAAGAGCCAATGCTATAAGAAGTGTTGTTGACCATTGTGTGTATGATAAGGAAAATGATAAGCTGGAGATATACTTCTTTTTACAAAAATAA